TATTTGTTCATTAAGTCTATCTATACTTGCTTGTGAATTATAATTCATCATATATGGATTGTTATACATTGTTTATCATCTCCTTAATTAAATAAGCAAAAGGAGAGCATATAACAAATGTGTTTTACTACGAATTGTCATATTATCTCTCCTTTCTGATAATATTATTACATAAAATATATATTCAAAAATGCCTATTTTAAGCCAAAAAAATGCCAACAAAAAAAGAGCTTATAAAACTCTCATTATCTTTTTCTTTAATTCCTTTATTCTTCTCGCTAATGTTCTTTCACTTATATGTAGTTCCATAGCAATTTTAGTGTTAGAATAGTCTTTTATCTTCATTTCAAATATTTTAGTTAGTTCTTCGTTGAGCATTGCTTTCTTACATATTGTTTCAAATTCATTTTGCGTAAATTCAAACATATTATTTTTTTCTTTTTGACTTTCTATATTTTCTTATAGTAGTCTTTTTAGTATATTTAATTCTTGATTTCGCCATTATTATCACCATTTATAAAATTATTGCTGCCATCTGCATTCATTTCATAACTTTCAGTAGTAGTCTTTTCAACACCAATATCATTTAATAAATATATCGTATAACTTAACATTCCAATAAAAGCGATAAATGTAACTAACCAAACTATGAATAATCTTTTATTTTGAATTTTTAATATATGTAACATCTCAGTAGCTTTCACGTTGTTCCTCCTATTTTAAAATATCAGTCTTAATTATTTTCCAATTTTCCATTTTTTTAGCCAATGTATGAATATAACTATTCCCCCCTAGTCGTTCATATATTGATAACATATTTAGCCAGTTTTTATACACATAATCAGGTATTTCACCTATGTTTTCATAAACATAATATGTGTTAGTAAGTTGATTTTGTAATATTGTTAATAAAGCATCGTTTTGTGTTGATTCATTTTCTTCTTTTCTTATTAATCTTTCTTTATAACTTTTAACTTTAGCAGTTAAATAGCCTAAAGAACCTGTAACAACAATTCCAACGATTGTTAAAACTACCTTTAATATAATTTCTTGTATCATTATGTATGCTCCCTTATTACACTCTTACTAAAAAGATTATATCATTAAAACAAAAAATTGACAAATTGCCAATTTTTATATTTTTTCTATGATTATTTTATTGTCTTTTACATAAATTTTAACTGGATCATTTTCTTTTATATTTGTTTGTTTTAATAAATCTTTTGAAATTGGTGCTTTGTAGCAGTTTATTTTTCGTTCTCCACTTTGAGAATAGTAATATTGCTTTGCTAGTTTTGGCATTATTCCCACTCCTCATTTAATATAATTATAATTGTTGTTATTATTACAGTTGCAATAAAGCAAATATTATCATAATGATTTATACTTTTTAAATATTGAATTAATATAAAAAATATAATTGCTCCAAATATTATTTTTAATAATGATTTCATATTATTTATCCTCCTTTAAAATATCTAATTGATTAAATAATAAATCTTCAACTTCATCTTTTTCATAACTAGGACAAGTTAATAATTTTTTTCTTATATTTCCATTTAATTCAATAGCCTTGTCTATTTTGGATTGTAAATTGTTTTTATCTTCTTGTAATGTATAAATAATCATTTCAATATCTCTAGGAGTTAAATTCCAATCATAATTATTTAATTCAGTATTAAATGTTAATGTATCATTATCTATTTTTAAATGTTTTATTTCATGTTTGCCATTCATTATTTCTTCTAATTCATTCATTTACTCCACTTCCTTTTCTAATTCTCTTTTATTTAATTCAGCAATTCCTAACTCTAATACTAACCTTAATTTATCTTCACTTATTTTAAATCCGTTCATTTCATTCCACCTCACTTTTAATCTATTATTTCAAATTCAGTATTTAAAAAATCTTCTATATTTTCTATTCCAGGAAATAAAAAGTTGTCATAAGTTTCATTTTCTTCTCCACCTTCATATCCTGCAAAGTAAATATCTCCATCTTCTGACGACCACCAATATGCTTCTTCTTTATATTTCCACTCGTAAATTGTATTATGTACTTTAATTTTTTTAGGTACTTCTTCTTTGTTTGCTATTTTGTTAAGTAAATCAATTATTTTCATATTTCCTCCTTAAATAAATCTTCTATCTTTTGCCATTCTTCATTAGTTATGATTCCACGATCATATTTTTCTTGTAAGTTATAATAACATTGTTTTAAGTATCGGTCATTGTGTTCTTGGTACATTAAGTTATAACTAACTATTGCACCGTTATCCAAACAAAAATCTCTAATTTCAAATAAATACTTATTATTATATTTAATGTTTCTTTTTTCAAATTCTTGAAGAACCAAACAAACATAATTTAAAAAATACTTCTTGTTATAATTTTTAACATAACTAACTAACCTATGTTTTAATGTTCCTTTCTCCCATTGTCTTTTAATAGCTATGCATTCTCTCCATTGACTAACTAACATTTGATTTGGTAAAACTGGAATTAATTTATAATGCCATAATCTCATCTAATCACTCTCCTTTATATATTCTTCCATCATTTGTATAACAAGTTGTCTTTGACAATCACCATTCTTTTTAGTTTTTTCTCTAAATTCTTGCACTAATTCTTTTGGTAAATGAAAACAAAATGTTAAATAGTTTCTATCTTTCCAAGCCTTTTCTTTTGGTCTATATTCTTTTTTATGCATTTCACATACCTCCTCTTGTTATATACATATTACCATATATAAATATACTTGTCAACAAAAAAAGAACGCAAATGCGTTCAAATGAAAAAAAGGTTTTACACTAGTGCCATTTATAAACACCATTGAATAGATATAAGGATACTTTCACCGCTATTTGTTAATTCTCCTATATTCTAAGGTTATATCTACTCAATGTGCTACCTATAAAATAGATAGCAATGACCAATTTGAGAATTGAGAATTGAATAAATCAATTCCTAGTGTCATATTATAAATCTTAACTCCACACGGGATATTAAGCACATTTATAGACACTGTACTAATGATATAAAGGTTTGTTAGTTTGTTCCTTATACTAACTTCTGTACTGTCCAAGCCTCTATTTAGTATCTAGTAAAATATCTAAATAAAAACCTTAAGGCTCACTCTTATTTTATATATCATCAGTACACTAACTACAAATGTTTTGTTAGTGTTTTTGGTTTTTCAAATTCTTGGTATCTTTCAACTTCACAACTTTTAAAATCACCTTTTGTTTTTAATATTACTGCTTCACTATATTTTTCTCTTGGTATTCTATCTAGTAAAGTATCAAACATTTTTTCATCTTCAAATGTGCTTAATTTTCTATATATACAAGTTTGTCTACTTCTTGCCCATAATTCATAGTGCATATTATTACCTCTCTTTTAATGATTATACCATTTTAATTTACTGCTTGTCAAATTTATAAAAAAAGAACTATTTTACTTTAGTTCTTCTATATCCGCTAACTCTTAATCGTTGCATTTTGGTAGGTAATCCTGATATATCACTTAATTCTTTGTATTTGCGTGTTAGTTGTGTAATCTTTTGTTGTGATTCATCTATCAATTCATTATTGCCACTTGCTTTAGCCATAATTTGTGTGTCTTTTGCTTTTCTTATTTCTAATTCTAGTTTTCTTTGCAATTGCTCGCCATCGTACATTGAATAGTGTTTACCATCTAATTCAAATCCTTTATTGTTCTTATCTATTATTTCTTGTAATTGCTTATCACTATATTCAGGTTCACTAACACCTAGAACAATTGAAAATGTGTAATGATAGCAGTTATATTCACTAATAGAACGCCTATCGTGTCCATCAAATTCGGCAGGAAACAATTTACCAGTATAATCAACTGCATCAATATCATTTTGAAACTTATTAAATTCTTCATTGCTAAATTGTCGCCCTTGTACTTCGGCATGATCGGGAGCAGGATTTAAGTGTGTCGATATTTCTACACCATCGGCGTTGAACTCTTGACCAACTTGTTCTTGTATTTCATTGTGTAAATTTCTTAAAGCACCTTTCATTTGCATTCTTACAGCACTATCTAATCTCATACTTCTATTTGTGCCATAATTTACTGATTTTATGCCACTATTAGCGAGTTCTTTAATGGTTGAATACATTTGCTCTTGGAAAGTGTTTTTGCCCTGTACGATGCTTAAAACGGCTTTATCTAGTGTGTCTTGATATGTTCTTGCTAAATCGGTGTAAACAATTCGACCATTTACTCGTTTTGTAAATGCTAAAGACCTAGTTAAATTACGATATTCTCCAACAGTTATGTTGGCAATTGCTCGAACTTGTTGTTGTAATGCAATATTTTCTTCGTATGGTATAAACTTCATGCCACGATAGTCATAAAATTGCTTTGCAAAGTTATAATCGTTCTTTGCCACCTCATCAAATATTTTATAAATGTCTTTTACATTCAATTCAGTTATCTCGGCAAGTTTATTAACTATCTTGTCATAATCGCCACCATATTTTAACACTTGCACCAATTCTTGCGCTTTGCTAGGTGAAAGAGTACCAATTTTCTTGATACTCTCGCCTATTTTCTTTAATGTGTATGTATTTCCTTCTTCAATACGATTTACTAATCGTTCTATTACTTTATCAATGACTTCTTCGTTTAACATATAGGATTACCTCCTATTCTTCACTATTTCTAGTTCCTAGTAAATCATCTACGCTTGGTTCTTGTTCTTCTATCTCTTTAATTGCCTTTTCACTTTCTTCAAGTGTTTCATCAGGTTTAAGCCATTGTCTTACTTCCACTTTACTTACAATACCTTTGTTTTGTGCGTATGTTAATTGGCTCCATTCTGTTGCAGTATCTTCAAGTAATGAATAAGACCAATCAAAATCTAATGTATATTCGCCTTGTGGTGATAAGTTATAAGCATTTGCTAATACATTACAAGCATAGAAGAAATCTTCCATACCTTTTTCAATATTGCTACGCATATCATCACAAATTGTAAATGTATCATACATACTTCTTTTTATTTCAGTTGCTGTTGCATTTTGTGAATCAACTTCACTTAATATTCCATAAGAAGTCCCAATTTCATGTTCTAATCTTTTATAAAGTTCTTGTAATCTTGTTGTGTAATCCCTAAATTGTGGATCAAACACTTCAAAGAAATCATCACTTGTTGAATCTATCTTTTTAAATAATCCGTTGCTAGGTAGTGCGTTTTTACCATTAAACATAGTAACATCAGCACCAACAAAACATTCCTTTAATTCATATTCACGAATCATTTGTTTCATTGTTTCTTTTATTTCTAAAATAGTGGCATCACAGCCATAAGTAATTGGCACACCATATTTATCATTTGCTCTACGATTATTAATTGGTGATTTAATATAACCAAATGGAACTCTATCAACATTTGATATACTTCTTATTTCAACTATATCTTTCCAAAAATCAGGAGCAGGTATTTTATTACCTTTGTCATCACTATATTGTTGTGTAATAGTTAAGACACCATTTCTTATTTGATAATTAGTCCAACGTAAATAAGTAGTTTGACTAATTGCTCCACTTATTACTCTTTTTTCAGCTAATACAGTTGCACCTGTTATTAGTTCACCATCAGTTTCATCTATTGTTAGTCTATCTTGTGGAACTAGGTTATAGTATATCTTACCACCTTTAACATAAGGAACAACTATAACTCCACCATAACCAAAAGCCATTGAAGTTATTTTCTTTGCTTTCTTCCACATTGATTGACCTGTTTTGTCTAACAAGTCAACTCTTGCATTATCTCCATCAATATTCATTGTACTATCACTTATTGTATAGTTTGCTAATTTATTACTAAATATTGCATTGAAGTTTATATCATCAATGCTCTCATATAGTTTAGCATATTTGCTATTGTCATCTATTTCTTTTTTTGTCGTTTGTGTATTAATCTTAAAAATATTATTTAAGATATATTGTATTATACTTTTAAACATAAATTATTGTCCTTTCTTTTTCCAAATATTATTTAACGCATATCTAATTGAATCGATACAATGGTTATCTGCGTCAACATAACCACTAATATAATTTCCATCTTTGTCTTGCTCAAATTCATAAGTTGAAAACTCTTGTGCTGATACTGGACATCTTCGTTGGTCTATTACTATTTTAGCAAGTGAACTTAACCACTTCATAGAATATTCCACACTTCCTGGTCCTTTTTCAGCACCTTTCATTAATGAACCATAGGCTTTGAAATCGCCTATTGATTTTGGCTCGGCACTATCTGCTATTATCAAATCATCTTCCGTAACACCTTTGTCTTCTTTTAAGTGTTGCCATACATCAGCATTGCTCATTTTATTTACTACAAACTCGTCAAAGATATATAAAGTCCTTTGTGATGGATTGTAGCAGCATTTAGTCCAAGCAAGTGGATCTGGAAACCAACCAAAGTCTATTCCTTGATAAATGTAGTCAAATGAATTTATTTCCTCATCAGTTATCTCACGAAGCTCTACATTTTCGAATACATTACCACCAACACCTGTCATTTCTCCAAGATATTCATTAAGATAAAGTTTTTCGTTTGTTTGTTTTAAAAACTCGGCTTCATCTATAAATGCTTGACCTAACCATTTCTTTGGCACAGTCCTATAATCGCTTAAATGTACTAACCTACTGTCCTTTGGTATTATCTTCTCGATGTTTACGAAATGTTGGCTACTTGCTGGAGTGTTGTATGAATAGAATTGAATAAAGTCATCTCCACCACGAATAAGTGATTGGTTTATCTTACGAACTTCCATCATTCCTGCAAACTGGTCAAATTCTTCATACCAAGTAATACCGACATACATATCTTTTGGCGTTTTTAAAGATTTAATCTTACCATAATCATCTGCACCTCTAAAATAAATAACTTGCCCTGTCTTTGTGTTAGTTATTTCAAGTGGTGATTTAGTAAGTTTGTATCTATCTTTTAATCCTGGATATGTTTCGTCTAATGTATCTATTGCCCATTCAAGTTGTGCAAATACTGAATCCTTTAATGTGTCTTTGACCTTACGCAAGACAACTGCACACATTCTTGGATTGTTTTCTAATAGTTCAATTATCTTTTCACTTATAAATGAAGACTTGGTAGAACCACGTCCACCCTCGAGATAATACTCACGATATTCTCTATCGTCTATTGCTCGGTTAATATCACTAAACTGACTAGCTATATCTTTTGCCGGTAATACAACAAATATATTTTGTTCCTCATCTTTTTTTTCTTTTCGCTCCATTAACTGCTGTATTATTTCATAGTTTTTAGCATTACCTTGTTCTGCACCTTTAATAAGCCCTAATGTCGCAAGTTCTCTATTGCTTAATCCTTTATCATTGTTTTCACTTTCAGGAACTTCATCAAGCATATTTTCAAGCACTGATAACATAGTGGCTTTTTTACGCCTTGCCTCTCCAGAAGCAATGCCACCTTTTTTACCTAGTTCCCTTGCTTCTTCCTGGGTTCGTTTATTAAAAGGTATCAAATTATCAACATTATTTGCCACGTAATTATCACCTACTTTTCTTTTAAATTTCAATATAAATTATAACATTTATTTATTATTTTGTCTATTACGCCATTTGTAATAGCGATAGCCGACATATAATGAATAACCAAGCATAAAGATTATAACAAACTCTTTCATGATATCACTTCCTTGCTATTGATATTAATTCTTCGTATGACATATAGTTGTTCATATAATCCCACACACGATCCTTTTTCCATTCTTCAAAGTTTAATGAATAAATTGAATCACGAAAAGTTCTTATAAATTGCACTCTTTTTGGTAATTCAAAATAAGAAAAAGACGCTAAAACACCCTCATATTGGTTTTTAAACGCCTTTGCTTGAATTACTAAATTTTTAAAGTTTAATGTTTGGTCAATTTTTAGTTCCATATCTCAACCCTACCTTTTATTAATTTAATTATATCACAAATAAAAGGCAAATGCAAAATAAAAACTAGGAGGTAATGTGTGAATTGGTTCCTAGTTCTTAAAAAAAGAATAAAAAGGGGTGTAAGATAAATGTCTTACAATACAATTATAACATAGAAAAAAGAAAAAGACAAATCGGTGTTTATCTTTTCTTGTTTATTTTTGATACAATGTCGTCAGCTATAAGTATTAGTGCTATTATGAAAAGTATGAATATTATTATTGGCATTATAAGTTCTTTGATTAAGAAAAATGAAAAATTTATAATGTTTAACATAATTATTCTCCTTCCTTTTTTAGTAGTTCA